CATGTTTTCCGCTCATCTGGAATAGGCGAATGATGATTCGTGCGTTTGATAGACTCACGTTTAGTTTCACTCCGTGTGATGAACGTTACCTCATCCCTTTGCTGGTTATAGCACGTTCACTCGTAAAGTGGATTACTCACCTAGAGTAGTTTTCAAGCTTAACAAACTTGGATACGCAAGTGAAACTTGCCGCAGGTCCGGTGTTACGGAGCATGACGATGCTTAAACCAGTTGTCGACGGGACGCCTTCGATATAGAGCACGCTACTCTGTTCTACGAGTATACTCGCATCCCCTAAAGGGTCGGGAGAGGACAAGTGCTAAACCCGAGGTGACTGAAAGAAAATCACCCAGAGTCCAGGGCGTTGAGTTCGTACACTTACGTTTGCTAGCGCGGTCAAGGCTAGAAATCTTGCACTAGCAATAGTGCCTAAGGAGGTGCAATCATGCTACCAATGCGTGAGTTGTCAGGCTATCAAGCCAAAGACTACATCTTCAGAGGTCCTGAAGAGAGGGCAAGGTTTGAAGCTGGTACTAACCGACCAAGCGGTGTGGTGATCTTGTGGGATCTGCTACGCTTAGCTAAAGCGAAGGGGGCAACATTACCAAAGTCCCTGGGTGCTAGGTCTGTGTATCGTCCGGAAATGCTCGTGACCCCGATGGTGAAATACCTGAAAGGTGGCAAGATGGGAAACTATCAGCCCGAGATCCTACATCAAGCGTATCGTAGGGTGGCACGTGCTTTCTTCGTTGGTCAGTTGAAGCCTAATGATATAGAAAGGGTAAACTACAAGGCGTCATCGTCGAGTGGTGCTCCGTTGTTTCGAAAGAAAGGGGATGTCTATGTCGAATCACTTCATGAAGCGTACGCTATCCGAAATGGAATGTGTCCGCCTCCGCTGACTGTATCACCGAGGTAAGAACGAGCAAGTTGTGCGTCCTGTGTACGGTTATCCGTTCTCGATGACTCTAATTGAGTCTAGATTCTTTGAACCTTACCAGTTTGAAGTAATAGGGCATCACAACCCATACGTAGGTGGTAGGACGTATAGCGCGGTTGGTTCGGATATCAACGAGCTTAGGTGGAAGAGCAATTTGATTTACGCTTTAGACTATTCTGGGTTCGATGGTTCAATATCCGCGAAGTTAATTTCCCTAGCCTTTAAAGTTATAGAGGCGAACTTCGACTTGTCGAAATCGCGTGATGCCGAAGATTGGCTTTTAGTCAAGAAGTACTTCGTCACTGCGCCGATGCTAATGCCTGATGGGAAGATGGTTACAGGCAGGCGGCATGGGGTACCAAGTGGGTCAATGTTTACTCAGATTGTAGATAGCATCGTTAATGCGATTGTTATTGAGTACTC